GCTATTAGTATATGTTGAGAAACTATTTCCAGTACTGTCAAACATATCAAACAACGGTGCTTGGTTTAATCCTGTTTTAACTTGGCCCTGTACCCACTTACCATTTTTATAATGCCACTGGGTGCCTTTGTTTGTAGTGCCTAGTTTAGCAATGAGTGTGTTGCCTTCTACCGGAGCAGATACTGTGGTTAACTTTTCCAGATGAATCGTGTCGACGCCCGCTATTCTAACAATTTCTATTTCATATACAAATCCATTTACAAATGAATCTTCGTCTTTTGTAAACACGACCTTTTGTCCTGCTTCAACCTGTACACCATCTATAAATGTTCCGGAACTGGCAGTACCTTCTAAGTTTGAAAACGCATCAGTAAACAAGGTGTCAACCAGATCGACGTCTGTTAATTTAACAGATCCAAAATTGTACAATTTTAAATCTTTATTAAATTCTAGAATAGGTCTTTTTGCTCTAGCTGATGAATCAAATACAGGAACTGTATTGTTGTATTCAGCAGTTTTAATTATAACATCTTCATGGAACCAACGGTTGTTATTACTCCACTGGTTACCGTCAATTGCTCCTGGCTTAATTGTGATATAATCTTTGCCTAAAGAATAGACACCGCTTTCTGGTGTTATTAAACTATCCCATTCGATAAGTTCAATACTATTGCCGACGTTAGTAACAATATAATTTTTATTGTAGTATTTGGCGGGATAGGTTTCCGGGTGAGTAAATTTGACTTTAAGCCCTGTTGAAAATTTTATACTGTTGGTCGTGGTTGTGAAGGCCGTTTTTCCTAACACTTCTGATTCTATGTTTAACTTATCTGTAATTACAACAACATCTGGACCATCTTGTAACCAGTAATATTTTGTGTAACTAGAAATTTTATCATAGTCAATAGGAGGATTCCAAACATAATATTCACTAGAAAATAGCCTATCATGGTTATAACTTTCAGAACCCTTTACTTTAATACTATTAATTAAATCAATATAAGTTGCGGCGTATTCATATGCAGACTGTTCTAAATTACTTGATGCAGTATCCTTTTTAACCGTAATAGCCGGTTCTAACTGATAATTTTTTCTGTCAGCCGTTTGCTCAGTTATATAACTGTCCGACACTTTAAAGTTATCAACATCACGTCTTCCTACAAACCCGTTAACGACATCTAAAGTACCGGGCGACATCAATTGATCTAATGTTGCATTTAAAAACTTTTTATTAACGTCAGTTTGAAACTGTGCCGGTAATAGATTAACAGTCTTTCTTATGGCCATAATATTTCCTATACGCTGGTTATAATCGTACCAGTTGCTCTAATTTTGGATGCTGTAACAGCATCAATAATTTCAACATTTTCTACTTTTGCATCACTGACAAAAATTTCATCACTATTGCACTCAATTTCAAATAAACTACCAAAGCCTTGATTAGTACCTTTTGGCACAATCAAAACTGTAGCAATATGCGGTGATAACTCATTATGTATGTACGCCGACAATTCTGTAAAATAAAAGGTGTCGCCAAAATCCCAGTTTGTTTCATCAAAGTAATCATTGATTGCTTGTACTGCTCTTGTTTTAATTTCAGTATCTGTTATAGAGGACTGACTATTTTTTACAATTTTAAATTGTGCTTGCAAATTACTATCTGCTTTACTTCCAAACAGTACTTTGTATTTTACTGGATGGAAGATAATTTCATCACTCAGCATTTTATAATCTAATAAACCACTGAACTGTGTAGATAATTCTGTTGTAGTGCTTTCTTGAGGTCTAGTAACAACGCCAGTGCTATCTTTAATATACCTCATAAACTGATTACTATATGCCTGCGTTAGTATATACAAATCAATAATATTACTTAAACCAGGATTAATACGTCTATCACTGGGTGAGTTGTGTTTATAATTAAAGTATAAATCTTTTCTGCCAGTATATGCCAGGTAATCAGTAGTATCCAATAATGTACTATCTGACGCATTATAAACCTTAAACTTTTTATCTAGTGTTAGATATATTACTTCACCGTCGGTAAAAATTGATAAGTTAGAAGGTAGATTTGTTTCTAAATCATAGTTAACATTAACTGTCTTTTTAGTTAACCTATATTGTTGGCCGCCGTCTGGCTCAAGAAATTTCTCAAAAAATACTATTTTATTATTTGGATTTACTGTAGGCGCGACAACAGATGTAAACTGATCTGGGTTGTCAGGAATGCCGTCATCATCGCTGTCTAAGAATGTAACCAGTACTCTACGTGTATTTGTGTTGCCGGCATAAGCAGTATCTAATCCATATATTTGCCAAATATAATCTCTATCCAATGCTTCATTTGCATCAGGTTTACTATTCATTTTAAATACATTTACTTGGTCTATTACTGTTTGTCCTGTACGCGAGTCATAGATTTTAATGGAGTCATCAAAATAAAATCTTGTTTCTAAATCACTCTCGAAACTATATCTCAAACCTCTATATGTTGCTGTATACAAGACACCAGTACTCTTAAAACGGACCATCCAACTAGCATCTCTCCTTAAACCAGTTGTATCACCTGCGTATGCAAATCCAAAGCCACCGCTGGTGTCCAAATTCTCCGCTAATACAATGTGCCATTCTCTATCAGTTGGATCAAAGCGTAAGCCAAACTCTTCGTGGTTAAAGATTTTGTTTAGCATTGTTGTTTCAATAGCAGAAGTTAAGTCTGTATCAAACTGCGGAATAATTTCCGCTACTTCTGCGCCATCACCAATCTTCTCTGTTAGTGTTACAGGGCCGCTACCATCTGACAAGTTGCCTAGGCCGCCGTTCATACCGTCGCCTACGACATTTTTAATCATCGCCCATATGGAACTAAATGTTCCTGGTGCGCCCACTGCGCCTGTGTGTAGACTACCGTCTGCTTTAAAATACTTTCCAGAAGGTGCATTAAACTTAACAAGTGAGTTGTTTACTAACCATTTTCTATTATCGGGAGCAGTAGAACCAAGTGGCACCGGAGAACCAATATTATTTTTAAAATATCCTGTGCTTATATTTGTGCTGGTTGTAGACTGTTCCCATGTTGTGGTTGCTACCGTAATTCTAGCATATTGTTTATAGTAGTATTGTTTACTACTAACATCTCGTAAAATAGGTTCTATTCTATCACGAATAATTCGCAAAATATCCATTTCATTTGCAAACTCAAAATCGAAATTGTTAGCAAATATTTCTTCAAATAATATACCATCCTCACAAAATACATTTGTAGATGAATATTTTGCTGAAGGATCAATAACATCTAGGTAACGAGAAATACCGCTTGAAGTTCTATTAACTGCTTTTGCTTTTATAATCTCATTAGTGGCTGTAACAGGAAATATGTTATAGTCCTCTCCATTTACCATACGGTTTTGTGTATAATATGCTTGAGGAGCGTTTGTTCTGATATCTTCAATTGTTTCACGTTCTGCGGCGTTATATATTTGGCTTTCCAAATTAAACACCATTGTCAATGTATGCTGGATATTATACTTGTTTAGATACGTAGCATTTAAAACAATTCCTTGAAGATCATCCGTATTAATATCATAGGTTAGACCATTACTCTGTCTAAAGTATGCTCTAAAGGATCCGCGAGGCATATCAGCAAAAATACCATCGCCAAATACATAAGAGATTTGGTCTGCTTCACGGGATATTACGCTATATAATGTTCGTATGTCTTTAGACAAACTGTTATAAATTACGTTATTGCCTACAACGCTAGGTACTTGCGTCCATAGTCTATATAAGTCATTATTAGAATCTAATTCGTATAACCACACATCATTATTGTTAACATTACTGGTATTGACTAAAACTTGTCTGTTAGGAATTGCTTGGTCAACCGTAAAATCAGATGACCTTAGAGAACCTTGTTTAAAGAATACAAAAAATCCTGTATTAGCACTGCCGTTTCCCTTGCCGTCACTTCTATATAAAAAACTAAATGGAGCAATATTACTAGGAGCCTTTTCATAAACAAAATCTGAGTTTTCAAAGGAGGCACTAACAATTTCAAAATTAACATTAACCGAATCAATGGTTGACGTAAATGGATAAACAGGTACTGATCCAGAAGGAATATTAATTTGATATTCATGAGTATCTATACCATTAATTATTTTAGAACTATTAGGATTTCCTATTCTTTGTGTATCTACTAAGGCAGCATTCAATATTAAATTAATTTGTTCAGCATAATCTCCGTTGTTAATATCATTCCATTCTATTCTTCTATTTGCTAGGTTTTCTCCATTAGAATCATAAACATCTTCTGTTGTAGAGACGCTCGTTAATTTTAGCATACCACTGGCGTTAGTGCTACGCTTTGGATTATAACTTACTAACCTGGCAAGTCTTAAAATACTTTCTCTGCGTTCAGCAGTTGCTAGAAAGTTTTCTCTAGCATTTAAATCTACTCGGTAACTAATGTTTTGTGTTACATACGCAATAAGATCAATTAACGCAATAAACTCTGAACTCTCAATATAGTCGTTAAAGTCTTCCGGATAATACGTTTTAATGTAGTCAATCATTGACTTGCGTAACGTCTGGAAGTCGTAACTTTCAAAGTCTGCGTTAATAAAGGATTGGTATAATACTTTCCAATCCTCGGATGCGTAAATATTATTTTGTCGTGTTGTTATTGCCATTATACTGTACTCAGTGTAGCAGTGGTAGTATCTGTATTGAAGTCTATCAATAGACTTTCCATTATTTGATCTGGAATAAACGTTAAGTTTAACTCTATTATTAGTCCATGATCATATTGTCTAACCACAATATTTTCTGCTTCTATTCTAGGATCATATGATATAACTTCTTGTATATCTTTTCTAATTGTTTCAACAGTGGTTTCATTCAAAGGCTCGTATACCATATCCCATACGACAGATCCAAAGTCAGGCAGTTGAAGTTTTTCTCCTTTTCTTATATTAAAATGGTTTATAAGATCTTGTTTAGCGATGTCAAAACCAGTCAATGTGAAAGAATTAGAAAAACTTTTGCCTAATGTATTGAAGCCTTTATATGTAATCGCCATGCTAATATTTAGCGTTTTCAGTAATATACTACTATTATAATTACCAATTATGTACTGCTATCTGACAGGTGTACAACACCTTCGCTACCGTCCCATGGCTTAGGATCTTTACGCTTTGAATTATTAATTCTAGGATCTGGTTCATGCATTGGAACACGTTGCATTGCAGTATAGTATGAATAACTTCCATCTACTGCCCAACGTTTCCCGCCGTAAGTATTGGATGCTTCCTTGTTAACCCAATTACTTTCGTATATAGGAACTCTACTTGGTACTTCAGCAACATTGCCTGCTTCTGTGTTAAGCTTAATCGGATACTTAGATCCGCCGCCGCTCTTAACATAGATACATGCTGTGCTTGTAACACTAATTGCTTCTTTAGAGGTAATATTAAACCAACCTGTTGATGACATATTAAATGTACCGGCCGCAAACGCTTTCATATTACCATTAATGTACATATGTGCATGGCCCTTGCCCTCAACTCCTGCAGGGTTTGTTTCCACTTTAAAGTTATGTCCTGCTAATAAGTTAATATCCTCGCCTGCTTGTATATTGACGTCAACATCTGCTAACATATTAACGTTGCCTTCGGCATGTACACTTACATCCTTAGCACTAAACACATCCACAGAGCCATCGTTTCTTAACTCCGCCCATGCATTACCACTAGCAGTACCTACATAAATTGCGCCGCCGTCGTCACTTAATAAAACTTGATGCCCCGTGCCTGTGCGTAACCTAATAAGTTGGTTAAGACCTTGTTGATCTCCATCATCCATAACAAATGTGTGACCGGTCTTTCTATTATAAGGCCAATCATACCCAAACTTACTTGTTTCACTAACAAGACCTTGTGTAATGGTACCATAATCATAATCCAATGGACCTGGTGTCGAAATACCAAATACATTAGAAGGGCTTTCACGTTGCGAACTTGATGTAGTAATACCTCTGATATAATCTGCCTCCAATCCTTGAGAAAGTAAAGTATCAAGTAGAGGATGCACGGGTTTAAGCACGTTTTTCCAAGCAGTGGTGCCGTCAAAACTAGTCACTTCAAGTTTATTATACTCCGCAACAGGTACTTCAAAATCAGGTGACGTAAGGCCGGCGTCTATAGTGGATTTGGATTTTGCGAATGCAGGGGATGCCGCAATACCTGGCACCATATGTAACATTAATGCATCAGGAACATATGCAATGATATATCCGTTTTCAAGAATACCTTCTGCAAAAACAACCATAACTTGTGTATCAATATCAGGAGTGGGTAACCACATGCCATAAGATTTAGTGGTTGTTTCATATTGACCATCTTTACCATCTAAATTGTTTGTTCGACCATAATATGGCAATGCTAATGAACATATTACTACATTGCTTTCTTGTTCTGTTTTATCATATTTGGAAGTGGGACTTGATGTGCGTTGTTCAGCCAACGCCGGAATATAAACAGCAATACGGTTCATACCACTGCTATCGCCGTAACCTTTTACGATGCCAATGTATGGACCTGGATCAACTTTTGCTGTGTAATCACGCGAGCCTGTAGGAAGACCCGGTACCGGCTTTTTTCTATAATCTGATTGACCAGGCATTATGTTTTCCCGTTATTAAAATCCTCCACCGCCTCCGGTGGTTGTTGAGTTTTTCTCTGATATAATATCTAACAAATACCCAGTTTTCTTCCAACTAGGCACATTGTTTCCATATTTATTGTGTATAGTTTCGTTTGCTTCACTTGCCGAATTGCCTCGTTCCCAGGCTGACGCTAACTGCGCCGAACTTAACACTCCTGTTGCCGCGGCAATTATCCTTCCAATCGGCGTCGCGGATGCAATGGCAACAATACCAGCACCTGCGACAATACCGGCATTAATAATTGTTTGTCTTTCTATACCCATTATTGTATCATTACTTCTTACTGTAGTTTGATCTGAGACCTCATACGTGCTAATATTAGGATGTCTATCCAACGCTACTGTGCCTCCGGAACTTCCCTTAGGTGCTGTTAAAACTGCGCCACCGGTAGTAGTTATAAATGAAGGTGATGATCTATACTGCTCTACTACAGGTACGCCACTGAATCTAACAGGACCTGAAACGTCTGCTGGATTTGGTCTAATAGGTGTAAGTCCTGCGGGAGTAGTTGATAGTTCCGAAGCGGCGGTTCCCGTAGCAGCCGACGTAGTAATCTGAAAAGATCTAGCCTCCGCGGCCCTAAACTCCGCCGCAGATTGTGGTCTGTTTTGTAACGCTAATGTATTAAAGTCTGCATGCGGATTAACAGAATTTCTATTAGAGTTTGTTTCTGTAAATGGGCCAGTTACTCCGGC